TTCGTCTTCTACTTTCCATGCTTCAATCGCACTCAGTAGTTCTTGTGATGTTTGTGACATAATAATCTCCATAAAAATAAGATATGTTTATATATACTACTTTTGATTCTCTTCTGGGCAATCTGACACCCAAGGAGCACATATTCTCATTTCTCCGCCCAATAATTCCTGCGCCTTTGAACCATCAGGTGCTTTTTCAGAATATCTAGGATTTGTTATTTGAACTCTTCCATCATCACCAGTTAAACGTTCATAATTGAAGATTGCCATATCTACTTCACGTTTAACTTTATAGTCCAATAGTTCTTTGTCTTGAATGATTTTGCGATTGATTTGGTCATGTATTTCACCATAAATTAAATGCTTATTGGGTAATCTTAATCCAAGCCTTTGGAGTTCGGTATAAAACTTCCAGATGTCCTGTTCAGTAATTCCACATCCCCTTAAGTTTAAAACAAGGAATCCGATAGTAGATGCAATAATTGCAGAAGCAACTGATTTTCGTCCAAGAAAATTAATATTCATTTTTCTTATACTCCTCAATTGCTTTGTTTAAAACTCTATCGATTCTGTAAGACACCAACTCGGTATCCTGAATGATGTAGTCATTGAGAACGTCTATTCCTACAGAAAGTTGAAATTCATCTAATAAATTAAAAACTTTTTTTTTCTGTACTCCAGGAATAAGTGAAACCGTATCAAGTGACAGATGAATAATTGCCCCTATCCTAATCCACTCTCTAAGAGGTTTTTTTTCTTTACCAAATTTAAATTCAAAAATATTAAACTTGCTCATTGAAGAAATCCTCCAGAGCATCATCTAACATTTGTTTTGCATCAATATACTTTTTTGGATCTCTCAATTTCTTTGTATCAAAAGTTATTGTAGGAGTTACGGACCCATCATCTTCTATTGTAACCTTTGCTCCGAATAGAGTTCCCTTTGGTTGAATCTCTGCAGAATTATGAGAGTTTAGTTTAATTTCTCCCAGTTCAGTATCAACCTTTAAATATCCTGCCTTTGCGGCAATATCAATAATTTCTTCTGGTTCTTCTGGAAGATTTTCTATTGACATAAGAAAGGGGAGCATAGAACTCCCCAGTATTTATTAGGCCTTATGATTTTTTATTATACTTCAGTCAAAACAAGACGATTTGCATAACCATAAGCAAAATCAGTTCTTGCTCCATGATGTCCCCAACGAATCCACTTTTTAGCAAGTCGCATATAATCATTAATTGATTTGCCAGGTGTTTTCATATGGGGTTCAATCATCTTCCAATCACCTTCATGCAACATATAATCAAGTTGTGCATCAAGTGAGGAAGGATTAGCGCCAATACGGGCAGCATGTTTTCCTAATCCATAAAAACGAGGAGCATTGGTCCATTGGATAAGACCATACCCCCCACCACAGTTAGGATAGGAAGTTCTAGCACCACCTTCACAAATATTAGGAGTGAAGGTAGATTCTTGTCGAATATTGCCCATAATGGTTGCTAGGGCGTTTTTGTCAGTGATTCCACGCTTCTGTAAGAATTCCAGAGTGCGGGACTCATTAGTATTACATCCTTTACAAACTAATCGTTTTACTTTAGGTTTCTCGGGAACAACCTCTTTGGTCTCTGTCTCTTGAGTAGGACCTTCAGGAACGATTGAGAAAGGTTGTCTCACAGTTGCTGAAGATGTTGCCATACTCGGTGCTGGCAGTGTTGCCGCTGATGTTGCAACCGCACCTAAAAGAGCTACGGTCACATTTGTTAGGTTTTTAAGCATTTAGTTAAATTGAATTCGGCATCCGTATAGAAAGGGGGTATACCCAATTCTCAAAGGGCACTTTCCACGGCTCTAAGTGTCACGTCACAGACTCATAACGTATACCCCGCTCATAACGGGGATTTGTTCATAATAAGTTACTATTTAGAATTTGTCAAGTGTTCGGTAAACCATCCAAATCATAAATATTACGTATCATAAGTTAGTCTAATGGCCAAGTCAGCAAACAAAGGCAAAAAAGGATCCGCTGGCGGAAAGCAGTCTAAGCAAAACTCTGGTAATGCGACTGCCAAAAAAGCAAAAAATGGTGGCAAAAAAAAGTGAGGTCATATGCCACGAGAATGGAATACTCCAGATCGTGAACCCTGGAATGCTCCCATACATAATATTCTTAAAGCAATAGACAATCACACTCACGAGTATTTCAAGAGTGGTAATATTTGGCATCTAAAAAAGGCAAATATGTTAAGAGAGTACTTACACGAACTTAAAACTTGGATACATCAACAAGAAGGAAGATTATGAATGAAATTGTCTGGAGTGTAAATATTCTATTAGGTATTGGACTTATTGGTGTTATATGGGTCCTTTACTATATACTCACACAAGATAGCAGAGAAAATGTATCACTACAAAATCAAAAAGATCAACAGAATCATTGATGGAGATACTGTTGATCTTGATATTGATTTAGGATTTGGTATTACATCAACTCAAAGAATTCGTCTTAAGGATATTGATGCTCCAGAAATTAGATCTTCAAACCTAGAAGAAAAAAAGAAAGGATTTGAAGCAAAGATCTGGTTAGAAGATAAACTTGCCAGGAAAGGTGAATGGGTTATTGAAACCTATAAGGAAGATAAGTACGGAAGAATATTAGGCACTCTTTACTATGTTGGCGATCCAGTCACCATCAATGAAATGATGTTGAATGAAGGAATAGCAAACCCGTATCAATGAAAGAAAAAATCTTACTCATTCTTATCTTTTTAAGATTGATAACGAATGATGGTTTCTTTATGGAAAACCGAAGGAATCAACCAAAAAGACAACCACCAGAAGTATTAAGATTTATAAGGAAACCGGCGAAAAGAGGTAGAAAGTTATTTTTTCCACAACTCCCCTTCGGCAATTCTTCTTCTCAGTAATCCTGCCTCTACATTAGTTCCAGGATTACGATAGAGTTTAAGTGCTTCCGGAACCTCATTCCACTTCTTTTCTCTTAGGACCCTTGTAATAGTGCCGAAGTCAGGATGACCATAAAAATCTCTACCAAGATTATAAGCAAAGCAAAGTAGAGCCCCTCTTTGGTTGTCATTCATTTCCTCCCAGTATGGTATCTTTTGAAGTTTTGGTAAGAACCTATTTTCAATATCATACATTAGATATTCATCCGCTTGCTGTTGAGTAATAAATTGTCCCAACATAAAGGTAGATCCATTTGGTCTGCGGGTGGTACCCCAACCTATGGTGATTGGTTCTTTACCGGTCTTAGGATCTGGATAAGATTTTAAATGACAACCTTCAAATTCTTTTATAAGTTCTACTCCTGCCTGAGGAATAGAACGTTCTACTTTTTTGCGAAGAAGATTCTACCCCAACCAGTTTTATCTCGATTACTTTCTAACCAACGATACTGAAGATCAGAACGCTTGTAAACTGCACTCTTACCATTTGCAACAGCACCGGTATATCCATCATTCAAAGATCCATAAGGATCATTAACAACATAATCATTACCTTTTTTACCAATGACTACAAGCATGTGACCACCAGTAGGAGCAGATAAAGTACCACGATGCAGGATACCGATAACAACGGGACGACCAGCAGCAAGCTCACTATCAAGATCAGAGAAACCAAGATTATACCTAAACTCAGACCTAATCCCATAATCAACGAGAACTTTTGTCTGAACTGAGTGATCAGTTGTGTCCCCAATTGCAAGGACTTTCTTAAGGTAGGCATCATCGCCTTTTGCTCCTGGAAGTGTTCCTGGTTTAAAGTACTCAAGACACATTGCACAAGAAGAAGAATTGCAAGTTCTATCTGGTTGAGTATAGTTATCTACCTGAGGAAAATATGGAACGTTTAAAATTCCTGGTTGTATTGGCGGTGCTTCTTTAGTTCTGTAGATGCGAACCCAAGAACTAGAGTCATCTACTAACTCAGGCGCTTTTACAAATAAATCCTTTTCAAGTTGCTCCACTGCTGCAACGTGTTTTGGATTTTTAGGATCATAATGTAAAAAGAAATTGTGTAGGTCTATTTGCATTTTAATCTCCTAGATACTGCATTGAAAAAATATCATGATCTAGAATATTTGGATTCAACCATTCACTAAATTCTGATTGAATGGCATGAGCATCATCAATATTTCGTTCACTTAAATAATGAATACGATCAATTGCCCAATCATATGACTGGCGCAGAGTGTCTTCCAAAGTTTCCATAATCTTTTTTCAGGTATCTGCCAAGTATGTTTGAATTATAGTACATTGGCGTACCATCGTCAAGTGATTCTTTCAGTACATTATTTAGAAAAAGTTGTTTTGTCTCCTCATAATTACAATCACCTTTTGTTTTATGAAGACTTATAATTTCTCTATTGAAAAATATCTTTCCATACTTTTTAATATCTGCCTTTAATTCTGGACAAGAACCATAATACTTTTTCCAATCAGATTCTTGCTTTACTTTTCTTTTTTTACCTGGAGGTGTTCTAAAAGACCAAAAATATTTTCTGCCCCAGTATTTACGATCATTCCTAGTGCAAGATATAAGATATACAAAACCAAAGTAATCTTCAATATGATCAGACTCAAAAATCTCACCATTATATTTCCAAGGGTTGTCATAGCTCATAAAGTAATCTTATAGAGCTATTATTTATCTTCAACGGGAACAAACCTATTCTAAACACAAAAAAGGGGCTTTGTCAAGCCCCTCTTAAAGTTATGATATTAAGTATCAACCTCTTTGTTTAGCATACCACTTCTCAAAATCCTCCCTACGCTTATTTCCTCTTGGAGGCATAGGAGTTCTTTCTCCACGAACAGGAGCATACTTTTTCTTTTCTTCTCTATCGTGTCCTTCTGGATTTTCTCTTGCTGCTTGTGCTTCAACAATGTCTTGAATAGTATCAGCATCCATTTCCATCATCACATAATGCGCTTCCTCTACGGTATCTACGTGCCCCTCAGAGAAGAGATACTCTAGAACAACATCGTAAGCATCATACTCCATTTCCATATTCAGACGCTGCTGTCTAGGAGTTGGTTTAGGTGTTGGTGCTGTTTTTGCGGTTGCAGTTGAAGATGATGAAGGATCGAATGCTGGTGGTTTTGATGCTGCAGCAGTAGTTTGAGATAATGCACCGCCAGCAGACTTTGCTGCTTGAAGTGCCTTTTCTGGGGATGCTCCAGATGCTCTTGCTGATTGTGCAGCTTTCAGTTCTGCGGAAGTTGGAGTTCTTCTTTCGAAAGAAGTGCTTCCCAACTTACCCATTGCTGGTTTTGATGCTGCTGGTGCTGCTGGTTTTGTTGGAGCAACTTTACCAGACGAAACAGATTTAGAAGGAGAAGAACTACCAGCCGAACTAGTAGAAGATGACCCGGAAGGAGTTGCGGAGGAACCACTTGATTTTGGACCAACAACCGGCGATCCTTTAATACCCTGAGCCTTAGAAATGGCTGCGTCACGAGATCCTGCAAATTTTGACTTATAATCTGTTGATGATGAGGGTTTTTTTGCACCACCACCACCACTCATTTTGTTAGCAATAGCACCAGCAGCTCTCATACCACCTTCAAATGCTGCACCACCTAGAGCAGCCTTACCAACTAGTTTTGCACCCTTAGCAAGTTTTCCACCAGAACCACCGGGGAGCTTGCTTAAAGCGCCTTGAGCAGCACCTTTTACCTTTGATACTGCATTACCAATAGCAGATTTTGCCCCGCTGGCAGCACCTTTTACTGCTTGTGCCGCTTTACCGAGAGCAGGTCTTACCACAGAACTTGCTTTTGCTCCTTGCTGAGCAACTCTAGTAGCAGCAGTTCCGGCAGATTTTAGAGCTCCACCAGCTCTACCCAACATTCCAGTTTTTTGTGCAAATTGAGCACCTTTTACTGCCGCTTGCCCTATTCTAAGTGCAGCTCCAATAACTTCATCAAGTTGCTGGAATTGCTCTTCGATATATTCTTCGGCAACAACACTTTCAATAATCAATTCGTCTTCTGAAAGAGAAACAATATCTTCAATAATTACTTCATCATCAGTATTTGCAAAATACTCAAGTACATCTATAGCACTATGCCCTTGAGAAATTAATACGTATGCAATTGATTCAAAAATTTCTTGTGATAGTTCATCTTCTTGCGCTGGAGCGTAGACTGCATTATACGCTTCCATTAAATCATAAACTTCATTAGGAGTAAGTCTAGACATTTCTTTCTTTTTTTAGTTCTTTATAGTTTTATTTAT